TGCTTGCTATTTGTGGTGCAAGACCAGTAACCATTGGTGATTGTTGTTTAGTAGCCGCAGATGGGGGAATGTAAGTTGTGCCAACAGGCAAACCGTAAGGATTGCCTTCTACGGCTACTTGCGGTTGACCTGGCCCAATCGTCAATGGCTCTGACCGACCCGTCATGCTTATGCTTGGGGCTTGTCCTGTTGGACTCATTGGCGTTGTAAGAGTTTCTTTCAACTCGCTACCCGTATTGGTCAAGCCAACTTTAGTCGCAAACTCCGCACGTTGTTGTGGGATAGACAACAAAGATGCAGACTCAGCCATTAAGTCTTTTGTAATGCTTGGGCCAGCTTGTGCTTGTTTTAGCAAATCAATTCTTGAATTGATCATGCGTTCTAATGAGGGATTGTCGGGATTGTTTTTAATCAATCCCTCATACACTTTAATAATTTGTTTTGGATCGTTAACACCCATCAAACCTAATGAATGATCTGTGTTGCCAATAATAGTTCGCTCAGATTGCGTCAATGCTTGTTTTGCACTAGCCGCTTCAGTTTGACTTTTATGCAATCCACTTAATGAACTAATCACATCAGCACCTGTCAATGGTGCAATCTTTGGAATAACCGAATTGATCTTGTCCATGTCAATCCGACCATTGGTCTGCCAATTGGTAGGGTTGCTGGTGAACTCCTGAAGTTTTAAGCGCTCATCATTTTTCTGACGCAAAACTTGGTTTTCAATCTGCGATTTTTCCAAAGCCAAAGGATTCATTTGCCTTGCTTGTTCAACTTCCTGTTGCGCTCTTTGCAAAAGCAAAGGATTCATTTGCTGTGTTTGTTGGTAGTTTTGAATACCACCAACCAAGTTCAACATATCCCCAAGGGTTTGACCTTGAGGTTTTGGGTAATTCACGTTCATTGAAAAGTCAGCCATGTTTTATCCTTATGTCGTCTTAATCACAGAACCAAGCAATGCAAGATTGGCAAGATTATTAAAACCTGAGGCTGTATTTGCGCCACCAGCGATCTGATTATTAGCCAATGCGCTTGCCGTACCAACAGCAAGGTTAGCTCTGTTAGCACCATATAAACTGCCAGCGTTCAACATTTGACCTGTTGAGTTAGTTAAATTGCTTCCATATTGGTTAGCCGCATTTGTCAGATTGCTTCCATATTGGTTGTAAGCGCCTTGCATTTGACCAGCGTTTGCAACCCTGTTATAGCCATAGTTGCTAGACAATGAAGCCAAGTTAGAACCATAAGTATTGCCAAGACTAGCCAATTGACCCGCTGAAGTAACGCCAATGTTAGCCATTCCAGCAAAATTGTTGTAAATGTTCTGACGTTGATTTTGGAAATTTTCAAAGGCTTTTTGGTAAGCATTACCCGCATAATCTTGCGTGTACTTTTGCAGACCTTGTAAAGCATTACCGCCTAAAGCACCGCCAGCCATGTTGCCAGCACGTTGGTTAGCCATTTGGCCTTGACCCAACTGAAACGCATAGTTAGGCGCTAATTCGGTGTTTAGATCAGCCGTTCCAAATTGCTTGTTGAAATAATCTTTGTTGGCAATTAAGCCTTCAGAACCCGCTTTACCAACGGCTTGATAAGGTTTGTGAAAGCCAACTTGTTGGTTATAAACTCTTGCCAAATCTGCTTGAGTGTCAGCGTAAGTTTTGCCTAATGATGTATTTGTATCGTTGTAAACACCAACTTGTCTGCCAATTATGTTGTTTAAATTTGTATTGGTGTTTGCGTAAATATTGCCCAAATCAGTTCTATTACCCGTGTAATAGCCTTGCTGATCTTTATAAGCATTTGACAAAACATCAGCCGCAGTGGAACTACCTTGACTGATTAAATCTCTAGCGTCAGATATAGCGCCTTGGTTTATTACTGTGCCAGCTACATTAGCAAGTCCAGCCGTTGTTAAACCAGCCTTCAAAGCATCAGCCGCACTTAAACCAGCCGTAGCGCCCGCTGCCGTATTAGCAACATTAGCGGCATTAGCCGCTGTTGTGCCACCAACGGTGTTTGCACTTGCACCAGCATTGGCAAGTTCAGAAGCGCCCAAATCTGACATGGCAGTAGAGCCAGCGTTTGCGGCTTCGAATGCTGACCCTGCGCCAGTTCCAGCTAAAGAATTAAGAGCCGTACCACCCTCAAAAGCACCAGCGCCAGCGTTAGCTAATTCAAATGCCGAACCAGCGCCTGTGCCAGCCAAAGTATTTAATGCAGTACCGCCTTCAAAAGCGCCAGCGCCAGCATTCATTGCTTCAAATGCAGAACCCGCCCCTGTTCCAGCCGCCCCTGTTCCAGACAATAAACCATCAAAAGCACCCGCACCACCAGCTACCCCTAAAATAGCTGCTTGGACATACGGGTCTTTTAATGCTTCTTTAATTCCACCTAAAAATGACAAATCTTTTTGAGTGACAGACGTAGTAATAAATTCACCAGTGGGACTATAACTTTGTACATCTGTACCAACAGGAATTTTATCGCTTCTACCGCCAGGGGTTTTATAAACAGCAATGCTTTCAATAGGGCCAATTTGTTGATCTTCACCAGAACCAGTAGTTTGATAATTGCTTTGAACCCATGTGTTTCCAAGCAATACAGGTTGATTTGGTGATAATGTTGAAGCAACACTAGCAACAATTTTGCCCTCTGGAATACCAGAAACCTTAGACATTTGAGAGGGTGAAACTCCATTAGTCTGCATGAATTGACTTAATTGAGCATCATTCATGTTTGGACTAGCCAACAAATTATCTTTAACTTGTTGATCAGTTAGACCAATTGTTTTAGTAACTAATGAATTTACTAGGTTGTCCATGACTTAAACTTTCTCAAACATTGTAATAAGGCACTTTGTAGTTCTGCCCATTAACGGTGACATTCATAAAGCCAGCGGGGGCTGCGGGTAACGTTGCAGTTCCCGCAGTTGCAGTCTCAGACGAACTGAAATTCAACAAGTTCACAAAATACTGTTGCCATGACCTAGCAGGGCGATTGGTTGTCCCATCCAAAAACGGTGCTTGTGGATAAGGATTGATTTGCTGTGTGTTGGATAGTCCAGTTGTAGTCATCAGTTTTCTGCCCCTTGCACTTTTAGGTTTGCTGAAATGATGACCATTTTCACAGGATCAGTCACCACAACTTCAAAAATACGGTCACGGGCTGTCCCTAATCTGCGCCAAATAGCACGATTCCTGTACTTGCCAAGCTGACCAATACCCACCCAATACTCATTTGACCATGTAGAGCCGCCATCGTTTGACCACCTTAACATGGCCTGTGGCGTTGTTGTGATGGGGTTGTCAACATTGTTTACAGTGCCAATAACATAGGTTTTATAAACACCAATGCTTAATTGAGCATCACTCTCAATTGTATATGTATCGCCCAAAAAAACAGTATTTAAATCAACGATACCGCCAGGCCCAGAAAGACCCGTTGTCCCCACGCCTGGCTGAAACTGAATCTGCAATTCATCAAAATACTGCCTTTGAAACTCAGTCACCAAATGGGGCGCTCTACGCAATCTGCGGATAGCCTGTCCATCGTCTGTGTAATTGGATTTGTCCAACTCATACAGTTTGCCGTTTTCATAGTCACCCACCAAAACTAGACCTTGAAACACCGCACAACAGTTTCCACGGTGACGCTCATAAGTGTTGTTATTAGCCGTATAAAGCCATTTGTGCCACATTGTTGTGGTGATGTCGTAAGCCCATGTCAACTCAAGTGATGGGAAAGAAACAACATAAACCTCATGGCCTTCAAGCTGATAAGTCCACGAAATTGCATCGCCAACATATTGGTTAGCCAAAGTGTTTTCAACAGCGTGAGTGGAAATTCTTTGTGGGATGTAGCCAGCCATTTGCATGATTTGTGCTTGACCACGGTTGTTTCGTGATACATACGCAAAAGAATTACCAAGTCGAGACAAAGAGAATGGGGCAGCAATACCTTGTTGGGTAGAAGTGCCTGGAATCCTTTGGAATGGGAAAGGCACAGCGCCAACATCAGTCCAAACCTCTGACGAAATCTCACCCATCAAATAAACTTCACGGTGATCAACAATCAAAGCCACCAAATCGTCGGGTGAGCCATCTTTTAACGAAAAACTCAAGGGCGGTGAAATAGGCGATAAAAGGTCACTAGCACCAAATTGTTGAGTCGTTGGGTTGTTATAGACAAAATAGTTGTCAATAATATCAACCGTGTTTGCACCGCTAAACGCACCGTCAGTCGATGGCAAAACAGAGAAGTTAAGCGCATACATTGTTTCTGAGGCAATAAACCCAGAACTACTAATTGTGTATGTTCCAACACCGCCACCACCCGTTCCAAGCGCTGTGATGATTGTGTCAACAGGAATGCCAACGCCTTGAATTGTTTGTCCAACGTACAAAGTCCCACTTGCCACAGCCGTTACAACCAAAGTTGTAGGGGCTACTTGGTACGTCAGGCCGCTAGGGTAGCCCGCAGCCGTTGTAATTGCCGCACCACCCAAAGTCGCAGACAAAGTAAATGTCGTTGAGCCATTTGTGGCGATGATGTAATACGTTGTTGGGTTTGTATAGCCGACAATGTAATTTAATTTGTAGGTCAGGCCAGTTGGTGTTCCCGCAGTCGTGACTACGCCAGTGCCACCTTTTGTGGTTGATAACTCAAATGTCGTTGAGCCGTTTGTAGCAATAATGTAGTAGGTTGTCGGATTGGTGTAACCCGTGATTGTTCCAGTACCGCCCAAAGTGCCACTAATTGTGAGTGTTTGACCAATAGCTAATGTCGTAGATGAAGCGGTACATGAAAACTGTCCAGCAGTTCCCGTAATCGCTACACCCGTGAGCAAAACCTCTGATGGCGTATATGTGAGTCCTGTTGGCGTTCCCGCTGTGGTGACAACACCAGCGCCACCCTTTGTTGTAGATAACTGAAATGTGGTTGAACCATTTGTTGCAATGATGTAATAATTTGTTGGATTGGTATATCCAGTAATTGTTCCAGTTCCACCAAGTGTTCCACTAATCGTTAGTGTCTGCCCAACGACCAAAGGTGTTGAGGATGCTGTGCAAGAAAACTGTCCCGCAATTCCTGTAATCGCTACGCCTGACAATGTTGCATTAGTGGGCGTACCGCTAATTTTGACCTCTTGACCAATTGACAATGGGATAGAAGCGGCAGCGCAAGAAAATTGACCCGCAACCCCTGTAATGGCAACAGTTGAAAAATTCACACCAACAGAGGCGGTAACTTGTGCGCCAACGGTTGCAGAACTTAATGACGAACTTGCAACGGTCTGAGACAGATTGATTGTGTAAGTGCCAGCACCGCCAGTTCCAGTTCCCAATGCGGTAATCACCGTTTCATTTGTAACGCCAATGCCAAACAAAGACTGACCAGCGGTAATTGTGCCGCTAGACATACTTGCCACGGTCAAGGTTGTGCCACTGATAGAACCTGTAAACACAGCCGCAGATGGGCTTGAAATGCGCCATGTGTAACGATAAGCACCGTCCACAAGATAAACATTGACCCCGTTGTCAGTAATCCGCACTATTCCAACACTAGAATTAAGCTGACCAATAACGGTAGGCACTAAATTGGCAGTTAGGGCATAGACGTAATTGCCACAAACGGCAATCAGTTGCTCACCACCAGAGACCGTGTGAAGCCCTCTAACCTCTTGCTGATTAGGCAAAACAGTTCTCACGGTAAGACCTGGCGTTGGGTACAAAGCCACCACGCCACGCTCACCCTGTTGCTTTAAAGGGTCAATCTCAGGAAAGAAATTGATGCACTCTTGAGCATCTTGGTAAATGCTTGGTGCTTCGTATGATGGGCCGACAAAACCAAAATCTGGCATGGTAAACCTTTAAACAAAGCCGCCAGTGAGAATCCAACCCGCATCTTTTGCTTTATTAACCAACAAAGCATCAGGATAACGTGCCACTTGAAGTGGAGACATATTTGTGCGCTTGAGTGTTGCTTTGGCCTGTCCCGCAAAGGTCTGAATCATCGCTATTTGCGTTGGTGAGGCTTTGCCATACATGGGCATCAAACGCTCTGCCAAACACCATCTGAGAGCCATTGAATAGCCTTGTGGGAGGAATAAATCCTCATACAAAGATTCATAACGGCTAAACAGCGTGTTTACAAACAAGTGCATTTCACCTTGTGATGGGCTAGGCCAAATAAACAAATTTCCCGAATCAGAGCCTGGGTTGTAGTAAACCGCCTTAGGCCACGGGCCACTCAGCGTCTTTAATCCAATCATTTGATAGCTGTGCAATTCCAAAACCGACATTGGATAGTCCAAACCACCGCCTGTAATTGGCTGACCATTAGATGTAGTATTTACCCTAACAAAAGCTGAATCAATGTTTAATGGCTTTTGGTAATAACCCGTAATGGTTGTGGATGCAACCGTTTGGTTAATGTTAACTTGGTAAGTTCCCGTTTCATTGATATTGCCACCCGCACCCGACAAAAACTGCGTAATCTTTGTTCCCGCAGTGATGCCTGTGCCACTTAGCGTTTGACCTTGAGCCAAAGCGCCTGACAAAATGCCCGTCACGGTCAAAGTTGTGCCTGAAATAGAGCCTGTAAAAGACGCACCAATAAAGTTCTGAGTGGACGGGTTAGGGCCAATAGTGTATTGGGTTTGACCAGAAATTACAGGGCAAATGATTTCTGTGACATTGAAAACCATCATGTTTTCGTTTGACCATTGGTCAATGATGTCATTCAGCATTTCAAAAGCATCTAAGGCCGCATCTGGTGTCGGAGTCTCACCAGCTTCCAATGCGCCAATGTCCTTTAACGCTCTGCTAACAATATCAAAGGGCATTGTCATTGTAATTCCTTAGCTTAATTTGAATATTTGGGGCTTCCACGGCAAAACAATTTCTTGTTGTTTTTTGACTGCCTCAAGCTGTTCTAATAGCCTTGATTTTATGCTACTAACACCGTTTTGGGTAGAGCCTTCCTCAATCCAATTTGCAACCATTTCCTCAGTTACTTCAGACGTTGGGATTTTTGCCTTCAAAACATCAAAATCCCAATATCCTTCAGTTTCAATGGTCAGATCATCTTCAGTCAAAGTAACGTGATATTTGGCCTTTGAAATGGCTGCTTCATCACCTTTTAACTCAGAAATTTTCCAAACATAATTCATGGTTATTTATTGTTTTAAGTTGGCAATGCTTGGCATTATTCTGTTGGTTTTGGAAATTGCGCCTTAACTGCTAAACAAGCATCAATGTATGCCTGTATTTGCACTTGATCGCCCTTAACAATACCGTCTAAATAGTCAGCCATAGAGGGATAGTTAAATTCCCTTTGCATTTTGTATATTTCAGATGTGTCTGGAGGGGTAAAAACACCATCAACATATACCCATCCAGCAGTAACCTCTGTTGGGCAATCAATCCAATAAAGCGGTTCAGCTACTTCAAAACCTGTTTCATGGACTTGAGTAACCAAGCCATTATCTTGAGGAACAATCAGTGCTTTCATTTTAATAATACTCCGTTACAAAGACCACGCCACTTGCGGCAGTAAAACCAGACACATCAAATCCACCGCCACCATAACCAGATGCGGCAATGTTGGTTGAACTCTGTATTAAAGAGCCAACACCTAGAGGAGTTGAGCCAGAACTACGAACATAAGAAGTTGTATTTGCCTGTACTTGTGCATACCCACGCAAATTTAAATCGCCACCACTTCCAAGACCAGATGCGGATTGACCCGTCCCACCAGTAGCCGAGAGATAAGCACCAAAAGATGTTGTGCCCCCGTTAGACGAACCTAATGCAGCGCCAGCGCCAATTGTTACTGTTACCGTTGATATAGAAGTGACATCAATAAATTCTTGTGAATAACCACCACTAGCACCATAGAAGCTATTACCGTTGCCACCACCACCAACAAGCCGAACAAAAATCTTTTTGCAACTAGTCGGCCGTGTCCATGTGCCACTTGATGTAAAAATTTGCTGTGTAGGCGGTATTCCAGACGCTGCCGTAGTCTGAGTAGTTGCGTCAGGAAACTGAACGCCTGTTGATACGAGAGATGTTGCCATTTGAATACTCCTTTAAGGTGTGCCGTTACCAGTAACATTGCTCAATGCGGTGAATACGCCAGCACTTGTCATGCTTGCGATTGTCGTTCCACCGTACTTGAAAATCAATTTGCCACCTGATTCTTCAATACTAAAATTAGTGGTTGCTAACTTGTTAACCGTACCATTAGCATTTCCAGTTCCACCGTTTGCCGCTGGCAAAATGCCACTTACACCCGCAGTCAATGACAATGCGGCAAAAGAAAGTGTGCCACTTCCATTTGTAACCAATGCTAGGCCACTAGACCCGTCAGCCGATGGCAATGTAAAGGTTGTTGTGGATGCGGTGTTAGGGCCAGCCAAATTGACTGCACCACCTAAAGCTGCTTGAAATGTTAACTGTCCCATAGTGTTTCCTTACGGTGCAATGATTAGCCTAGAAGCTGTCAAAGCCCCTGTGCTTGGGTTGAATTTTAACTTTGTTGACGAAACTATTTGTGGCAAATTACCCGATGTATTGCTAACAAATGTTGGGTAATACGTTGCATTTGTCGTTGTGTCATCAGTTATTGCGGTATTTGTTGCGTTTGTTGCTGTTGTTGCCGTTGTCGCAGTTGACGCATTACCCGTCAAAGCACCCACAAAAGTTGTAGAAGTAACAGAGACAAGACCCGCAAATGTGGTCACAGTCGCACCCAAAGCCACGGCAGTTGAGCCAATCGTGACGCTTGAATTGACCAAAGCAGAATTAGGAATGCTTGTTAAAGAAGCACCCGAACCACTAAACACTGTTGCCGTTAAAACGCCTGTTGACGGGTTGTATTGGTATTTAGTTGAACTTGTGTACTGAGTTGAAACCGATCCACTTGTTGCGTCTGCAAACAATGGGTAACGAGTCGCATTAGTGGTTGTGTCATCAGTAATTGTGATGCCACCCGATGCCGATGACCATGTAGGCACACCCGAACCATTTGAAGTTAAAACTTGACCCAATGTCCCCGCAGCCGTAAATGCGTAAGCCGTACCCGTTCCATAAGCAATTGCACCCGCTGTCGGTGTAGCCGTTGCATTTGTTCCACCATTGGCAATCGGCAAAGTTCCCGTCACACCCGTGGTCAAAGGCAAACCCGTTGCATTTGTCAAAGTCACCGATTGTGGCGTTCCAAGAATAGGAGTCACCAAAGTTGGAGAGTTGGACAACACTACGTCAACCGTTCCAGTGCTTGTGGTCACGCCAGTGCCGCCAGAGGCCACAGGAAGCGTTCCAGTCGTTAAAACTGATGTGCTTGAGGCATAGACCGCACCGCCCGATGTAAACGCTGTAAGACCCGTTCCCCCGTTTGTCGTTGCAAGTGTCCCCGCCAACGTAATTGCCCCGCCCGTTGGTGAACTTGGGGTTAATCCTGTTGTGCCAGCGCTAAAACTTATTACCGCTGCTGACGATGCGTTTGTCCACGCTGGCAAGCCACTTGAGATTGTCAGAATTTGCCCATTTGAGCCAATCCCCAACAATGCCGTTGTGCTTGCGCCTGATTGATAAGGCAAAGAACCCGCAACACCGCCCGCAATGTTAGTGGCTGTAACCGCATTTGTGGCGTTTGTTGCAGTTGTCGCTGTGGCGGCATTCCCACCAATGGACAAACCGCTTGCAGTACCCGTTAAACCCGTTCCCGCACCACTAAACTGCGTGTTGGCTGTAATGGTAGTGCCCGTTATTGCACCCGCCACAGAGCCGCCAATGGTTGCGCCATCTATTGAGCCACCCGTAATCGCCACACTAGAGGCCGATTGAGTGGACATTGTTCCCAAGCCTGAAACCTGAGTGTTTGCAATGGCTATGTCAGTAGCCGCCAACACAGTCAATTGACCTTGTGCGTTGACAGTTGCCGTTAAAGTCTTAGATGCTGAACCGTAAGCCGCAGCAGTTACGCCCGTGTTAGCAATGCTGAAAACATAGTCAATTAAGTTTAAGCCTGTGCCGTTGGTGTAAGTTGCCGCAACAGAAAAGTTTGACCAAGTTATTGGAGTTGTGCCAATTGTCCCGCCTGGCTGAATCGTGCAATACCAAGCCGATCCCGCCAAAGTGTTTCCTGACTCAACAAACACCAAAGCGGAAATTAACTCATTCCATGAGTCAGCATCAGGCGCTCTTGACCAAGCCGTTGCAGAAGCTAGATAAATGCCATTTTGTGCGGGTGCGCTTTGGTCTTTAACCAACACCCTGTTACCACTAACAACGGTCACGCCATCAATGGTTTGTAGTCCTGACAGGGTAATGTTTGTGGTTGTTCCGCAGACGACAGGCTGTTTCCAAGAAATGCCAGCCGCATAGAAGTCAAGATAATTCTTATTGACAATATCAAGCCCGCTGACAGGCGCAGTTGCAACAGTCGCAGTTGTAAATGCCGCAGAGGATGGCGTTGTCGCACCAATAGTCGTGCTATTGATCGTGCTGTTTGTGATGTTCAGTCCCGATTGGGACGGGTTTAAAGTGGCGTAAAAAGGCTGACCTTGCCCAATAAACGTGTTAAACGTGTTGTCAAGGTTAAACAGCGCCTGAACAGGCAGAATGTTTTGATCTACCGTTGTGGCGGGGTCAGCCATACTTTATGCCCCGTGAATGACAGCGTAATTGATTACGATTGCTTCAGCTAATGCGCCAACAGTATTGTTATAAACACCAATCACGGCAGAGCCA